TTTTAAAGGCATCTCTTGTCTAAAAGCATATAAGTCAGAAATATCTCCTGACTGTCTTTTCTTTTCTGCTCTTTTTTCAATGTCTTTAGTAGCCCCATCAACATCAGACTTACCAAATTTAATATCAAAATAACCAGGATATACTTTAGCTGCAGGAATAAATAATGGCTTTAGATTATACTTGTCTGCATTAATAAACATATCCATATAATCGTCAGATTCTATTTCCATTTGGTTAGAAGTTCCTCCAATAATTGGTGTACCAAACTGAATTGCCCCATCTCTAAAACACTCTTCGTTTGCTTGATAACCTTTTTTAAGCTTTAAAAATTCTCCCGCTTCCTCAAATACCATATAGTTAAGAGAAGTACCTCTAAACGCGCCAGGATTGTCCATAACCCTAAAGTGTACCATAGACTTCATACCCTTATCTACCCATACACCATCTTCTTTTACTTTATACCCTGACATAAGAATATCTTCATTATCTCTAAGTATTTTAGGTCGTAGTTGTTTAGGTAGCTCATTGTATGAGAGCATCATTTTCTTTTTAAAATCTAGTACGTAGTCTTCTTTTTGAGAACCTATTCCATTTTCAGAATGGCTATAACAAACCCACTCATGTAATAATAAGTTTGCGTTCATAAAAGAAAACCCTTTCCGTCTTGCTTTTAAAACAATAAGTCCATATCCGTTTTCTTTTGCATCGTGTACTGCACTAAAATACTCGTGGTCTTGGTCACGATAAACGGGAGTAATCATTCCTTTACGTTTAGCATTAGGTGCAAGTCCATGTATCTTAGAGAAGTTTAAATAAAAATAATAACTACCAGGAATCCATACACCTCCCGTTGGCTTATATCCATTTAAAATTCTTTTTCTTTGCTCTTTCCAAAAATGAGCATACTCTAAAGTATCGGGGTTAAACTTTTTATAGTTCTTTAAGTTTGTGTCATAAATGACTGGTTTATATCTATTTCCTTCAATCATTATTTAAACATTTCTTCTTGCTCAAAAATAGATAAATCATCATCGCCTCCTACACCTGACATTTTATTTCCACTTTCTATTTCTTTTATAATAGCGTTTTTAAGTTCTCTACGTGATTTAGCCGCTTTACCCATTTCTACTTGTAAGTCGTTTATTGTGCTAATGTTCTCAGCATCAACTTTTAGTTGCTTAAACACTTGTATTACTTCTGAAGACTTATCTACCATTGAACGATATTCTTCATAGTCTGGGTCATAGCTTATAGTTTTGTACTCTTTTATAGCATCTATGACTAATTGTTTTCCTTTAAAAGTACATTTGTCTTTTTCTAAAAACATATTGTTAATTAGAGTTTCTCTTTGTCCTTTAGGTAATGACCTATATGGGGAACGATAGTCATGCATAGCTACAATCCATTTGACTGCCTTAGAGCCAAGGTATTTATCCTTATATACTTTAAATAACTTAGGCAATAGGGCAACGCCTTTGTCTTTCATTAAAATATTACCGTCTGTATCAATATCTATTAAAGTTCCAAACATATTCCTAGTGAGCCTATTATTTTATTTTCTTTTAGTAATGTATTAATCTGATTTACATACTGACCTTCATCAGTAGCCACCTCTGCCATTAAAAGCCTTAATATTCCATTAACAACTCTAGGCTTTAATCTTTGTTCTTCTGTTCCGTATAGACCATCATTCTGTAGTGATAAAACTTCACCATCAATACAAAGAGATTGTTCTGTTATTCTTTTTAGTATCATTCTGGAAAATATTTAAAGTTATAGTAATACTCTCCTACTACGTTGCATCTTTTCAATATGTTTGAAGCGATCATTGAATTGATGCCATTGTATATTGTTTTTCTAGTAACGTTTAAAAAGAATACTAACTCAATAGGGTTAATATAGGCTATTCCGTTATGCGCTAAGAACTTGTCTTGATTTTCTAATAAGAACATATACAAATCCCTCCCGCTATCTTTCATAGATAGTATAGCCGATAACTCCTCAAACTTAATTACACCTAGAGATTTACTGTATGGCGACTTAACTAAACCTTGCTCTTTAATATCTTTATTCATCTTTATAGCTTATATACTTTAAATATACAAAAATTTATTTATGTAAAAAAAAATTACATTAATTCAATTAAGGCTTGTGTAAGCAAAATACATTACATATATTTGTGGGGGGATTATAGGGGGGTAAAGGTCGTCAATAAAAAACAAGTTTAATCTAAACTAATTTCCTATGGAAATTCTACTAGTTGAAAGCAATGAACAACAATGATAACAATGATAACAATGATAAGTATTACAGTAAGGGTTACATACCTAACGTTTGTATTGCTGATTACACTATAAAATATTTTCCTAATAAGTATAAAGAAAAACTTCTCGGCACTACTAAAGAAAAAGAATATGCTAGTAAGTTTGTTGAGTCTGTACATGTCTTAAAGGAAAGTATATTGCTTAATGACAAAAGTCAGTTTGTAAACGAGCAGTTAAAAATAAGCCATTTAAAGAGGTTATTAGGTAGAAGGAATATAAAGTATAGTGAAGACTTTACTTACGTTCTTAGAAACATTAAAATACATTCACACAGCAAGGCAATGTACTCTGTGCATAAAGAAGAATAATATGGGTTTAATAGTATTGGTTTTTATAATGTGGATTGTACTAGAGATAGCTTGGAAACTAACAAAGGATAAAAAATAAAATTATGGATAAAGAAAGTTTTCAGTTTAAAGTGCCTATTTACGGGGTACTTGTAAAAGTAATTAAAGATGAAAGAAAAAAAATAAGTGAATCTTTTAAAAACTCTACTGGTGTTTATAAAGAAAACATAATGAATGCTATGGAATTTGCTAAAACTATTCAAATAGATAGCAAAACAGAAGGATCATACGTAGTGCTTTTACTTACTGAATACCATAACTCATCAATACTTGTACACGAAGCTGTACATATGGCTAAAGCTATTATGAGAGTATCAGGCATTAAACAGCCAGACGAAGAAACAGAAGCCTATATTACTCAGTACTGCTTTAACGTAGTTGATACTTACTATATGAGATAAAATAAAGAGAGCCTTACAATCAAGTAAGACCCCTCTTCACTAACTAAACCTCCTTATTAGGTATGAGTACACTTTCATGCTCTTCACTGTAACCAGGTACATGACCCAACTCCATGTCTAAACAATCATAATCCTCTATATAACTATTGTTTTTATCTTCTACTATTAAATACGACACAGACAAGCTTTCCATGTACCCTAATATAATTATTTTTTAGAACACAACAAGCCCCCTCTAGTATATCTTTTTATAAACAATGCCCCCTACTTCGTTTTCTTGATAGTAGTTTTCATTAATGCCTGTACTGAGTGAGAGGTCTCTCTAAATAAAACCCCGTAGTGCTTTTAATGGCTTGCTATAGCCCGCCATCTTCGTCTTCGCCTCATGTTTTCCCAATGTCAACTGAAGTTTCTTTGCATCTATCGTCATATTCGTGCGAGTATTGTAATCTCTATGCGTAAGCTGCCATTATAGCGTTTACCTATTCGATAACAAAGTGTTTGGTTGTAGTATTTTGTAACCAAAAGAAGTACGTTGTATTGCGTTGTAGAGCGATGAAGTTAGTCATTTAAATTGACAATGTCAAGTCTTTCTTTCCCATTGTGTATTGAATTTTAACTTAAACTTTATATTATGTGTTTTACAAACTGTATTAGTCCTGAGTATTGTCCTGATGATAATCTTACATATCCATGTATGGAATGTGATTATTGTAATGAAAGTAATCCTGATTATGTAGCAAATGCTAACATCTATGATGATGAGCAACTACAAGGTCATGAAGAAGATGGTAAATGGGAACAAGAATGTAATGAATTTCATTACTTGTTAACCTCATTAGAAACTACATTTGGTGTTAATAATGTTAAACCATTGCGTAAGCGTCATGGTAAACATAACATTCAAGTAGTAACAGATGATTTACCATTTTAGTAAAGTATCAAAGAACATTGTAACCCAATGTTCTTTGAACTTTAAATCATTTATTATGAGTAACTATCCTTATCGTGAATTTGTTGAATCAGTCCAATCTAAAGACTTAGATATGAACTTACGCATACAACCATTGCTAATATCTAGCAAAGTTGTATCGTTATCATTTGAGAATTATCAAGAACATCTTGATAATATTTTCATACTTGTAGACGTAGCTAAAATTTGTGGCTACGATTGTAATAATTTAGACAAATTTGTAAAGCTTGTTATTAACCTAAACAGAAATTGTTTAGACGGTATCAAAAACCTTAATTGTCTTCATCATTACATTCAACTAGGTATGTTGTAATAAAGTATCAGAGTACATTTCCCAATGTACTTTGAACTTTAAACTTTATATTATGAATACAAGAGAACAAATTGCTATGAATTTAGGTTGGATTGAATATTTAGACTCAGACGGTCTTGTGCAATATGCACCACCTGAAATGTTCGAAGAAAAACAAGATTTCGTTTGTTGTGAATATAATCATGACTCTCATCATAACAATCTTACAATTGATGAAATTGAAATTGATGATGAAGATTTACCATTCTAAAAGTATCAACGCACCCATTGTGCGTTGAACTTTAAAACTATATATTATGTGTATTCATAAACAAACAGCTAAAAAACGTGCTTCATGCATTAGTGAATTAGCAACTATCATTTCAGAAGTAGCATATTTAAGAGTAAAGGTTAAGAACCTTACAGGTTTAAACCAATACGAAAAACTGTTACTCAAAGATAAGTTAAGAGCAGCTGAAAATCATTACTGGCTTTGCTTTCACAAAACTAAAGTAGAATTAGTTTATGACGATTTACCATTCTGATTAATAGTACAAGGCTCTCGGTAAACCTCGTGTTTTCCCGATGTGCCTTGAACTTTAAACTATATAATTATGATACATTCAGTACTAATTTCAACAGACAATCAATTTCCACCTTTGGAAACGGTAGAACTTGGGGGATTTAAAAACCTAGAAGACTTTCATAAAGCACGTGAATTTTATGATGTTTACGATAATGGCGCTAGTCATCATCTATTTAAAATAGACGTGCTATTATACAGAAAGCTTTCAGTTATGTCAAAAGATGAGCAGTTAAAACATATCAATTTTATTGATTGGACTGATTATTATCGCACAACACCTGATAAGCTTCCATTCTAATTAAGTATCAAGCCCTTTGTGGCTTGAACTTTAAAATATATAATTATGATTTATTACGCTATTAAACAACAGTTACAAATGGGTTATGAAGAAACTGTAATCCTAAACTTTACGTCAACAATGTCATCATTTCTGTCCGTTAAAGAACAGTTTAACAACATAGTAGACGACCAATTCGTTTATAGAGTTTATCAGTTAGAAAAAACAGACTTTGATGTGCTTAAAAAATGTTCTAATCACACAAATGATAGACAAACAATGTTGTTCCAATTTATTGACAGAGGCTCAGTAATGGTTTGATAAGTATCAAGACACCCAATGTGTCTTGAACTTTAAATATATTTATTATGGTAATTTTTATTAAAAAAGTAATTTGGTTATGTCTTGCAACAATTAGTGTTTGCTTATTACTAATGCTTAATAAATTCAATCTAAGTAATTATCAATTCTTAGTGTCTTTAGTTGCACTATCTTTTTCAACAGGTACATTTGTATGGTGTACTCTTAAATCGTAAAGTACAAGGCGTATATGGGTTTCCCAATGCGCCTTGAACTTTTAAATTATATGTTATGTACAACATTTACAGATTTGCTTTAATTATAATACTAGCTTTTATACTACTATCATTTAGTATGTATCTTTCGCTTGTCGGCTAAAGCCTCCTTTTTTCCCTTTGCAATTCGATGTATTTAATTGCAATCTATCAAAGCACCTTCTCCCTATGTGCTTTGATATGACATTTAATACAGAGAATGCTACTCCTGTTCAAGGAACAGAAGTAGGCACGCAGAAAAAAACTGCGACAAAAAAAGTAAACTCTAACGCTAAAAATTCTGGTGAAACAGAAGAAAAAGCTGTAGTAGTTTCTGCAATTGATGCTATGTTAGCAAAACATAGTGAATTAATCAGTAACTCTACTGTATCACAAAGAACTGTCGTTGATTGGTTTATTCCATCAGAAGAGGGTTCGTCAGTAAATGCAACATTTGCAGGTATTGCTAACATAAATGGTAAAAATCAAGTTATGTTAGAAGTATTTGACAGTAAAACCTACGTCAGATTGCCTGATGATATGGGTGCATTCGTTGGCGGTAGACAAACTGGTTCTCAATCGTTTGGTAGTTGTAAACGTTTAGTTAACGTCTTAAAAGACGTTGGTAACTACTACAATGCTAAACTTGGGCAATTGTTCGACATAGCTTATGCAACCTATATGGTAGCAGACGATTATGTTGACCAAAAAGGTTTAATCTTTGATAGAAATATGAAAGATACTTACGGTAATACCATAACCAAAAAGCTTGTTTGGACTATGGATAATCGTAAGGCTATGCAAAGCGTTATAAACGACTTTGTAGACTACATTAGCGCAGAGGGTATTGAACACCCTGAAATTGCATTAACACTTGACAAACGCTCAAGAGTAGGTTATTCAGCAATCATTTCAGAAGTAGAGTAAAAGTATTCAAGGCACAACACCCGTTGTGCTTTGAACTTTTAAATAATTTAATATGGAAATTTTACAAATTAATGAGCATAAAATCAACTTAGATAATTGTTCAAAAGCACAGCTTATAGGTTTAATTAAGTATTTAGCAAAAAATGCACAAATACCTACAAATAAACCTAAAAAAGCAAAGCTTGGTAATATAGAAAATGCTTTCTTTGAA